TCCAGACTTTTTCTTTCCTGATTTTTTGGTCCAGGCTGCTCCTTCATTTACTTCTTCGTGGGGAACATCCAAGGATTCACTTACGCCACTATCCATATAATCAGCTACAGTATCAAGGTAATCAGTTGCACGGGTAATCTTAGATTGGACCCATGCCTCAAGGTTACCGTCACCTTGGACGTGCTTATTTATTCTTTCAATAGCAGTCATCGATACAGCTAATTCTCTACGAACCATGCTATATTCTGAATACTCGTTTAATTGAGTGCGGAGTTGTCTGAAAGATTTCATTACATTTAACCCATGTGAGCGATTTTAGTTGCAAAGATATCAGTTACACTACCACCTACTTCTAATGTATCTGTAGGTTCTTTATCAATAACAACTGGTCTATGTGGAGCAAGAAAGAAACTACCTAATATATCTCCACCAGCATTCTTAAGTGTAACTAGATGAGAATTTCCACCAGCGTGGTTGTGCTGCAATAATACTTTAGTCCCTTCAAAAACAGGGTCTCCAGCGTCTGTGAGAGGAATTGCTTCGCTTAATAGTTTGATAATATTCATATTAACCCTCTACAGTTACAGGAGAAGCGTAAACAAACCCAGTGGCAGAACCAGCAGCAACACCAGGAGCAAGTCTTATCTGAATAGTTTCTCCAGATGTTTCTGGGATGTAAGTTGGAATGTTGGGGTCGTCAAGCACTGTAGGGGTTGCATGTTTTGAAACATAAACTGTTTCTGCAGGTTTGACAATCATGTCATAATAATTAAAAACCTCTACATTATTTTGTTGGAAAACACTGAATGGTTCGCCAGTAGCAGGATTGAGAGCTTGCACTTGCACAAGTCTTGCTACGATAGGAAAATCTGATTGGTTATCAATTCTAACGGTAGTTGCTCGCAGAATTTCTTTCCCGTTTAACATTCCTCCTCCATTACCAGAAGGATATGCTGCGTCAATTGTTGTAGCATCGATAGATGTAATTTGTCCAAGTGGTCTTACAGTGTTCATTTTAGTTTCCCTGTTTATTCTTCGACCTTCCCACGCTTGAGCATCTTCTGCAACTCAGCAGTGCTACCCAAGAAGATAGCATTGTTTGTGACAGAGGAAGGACCTTTTTTCTCCTCATCCTTATTTAGGTTTTTCATCTTTTGTTGTAGGTCAATCAACTTATCAGACATGTCAGCAACCTGCTTCATGGCGTTGACTGCCACCTCAAATGCTCTAGGGTGACCAGACTCCTGAGCGACCTCTAGAGCGCCCTGTACTGCCTCTTGACCCTGCTCGATGAGTCTATACAACTCTCCTCGGGTATATTCGTAATCTTTAGTAGCGTCAACGTTTTCTTCTTCCTTCACAATCTCAGCAGGTTTGGTTTCCTCTGAGACATCGATATCAAAGATTTCTTCCATATTATCCTCAAACTTTGTCATAAGATTTCAATCCCTTCATTGAATCCGAAGTCGTCATCTGGATTGAGCAGTAATGTATCTGCAGCATCGATAACACTATCTGCATTAAGGTCTGTCTTCGCTTCTGGTTGTGTGGTGTAACGCATCGTCCTCTTATGTTGATTCAAGTCACCAACGTTTGCTTCCACAACACTCTTACGAATGAGGTCTGCATTGACAAGAGGACCGTAGAGATATGTCTTAGCAGTAAATCCTAATGTGTAGATGATGCTTCTTCTAGTCATGAAGTCATCTTCATAATCATCTTCATAGTCAATAGAGTTGAGGACATATGCAATGTCTCTCTTCTCTTCCATATCAGGAATCATATTTACTGTGACAGTAAATGCTGGTTGGAAGAATGGCAGAATCTGCTCAATAATCTGCAGAGCATCATCCTGTGACTTTGCAATGATGCCTAATTCAAAACCAATGTTGTATGGCACTGGCATGTATTGCTTCTTAGCACTAGTGCTAGACCCATCTTCCTTTAAGTAATACTGAATAGGACTCGTCTTTCTTGACGGGTCATAATTCATAGTTGTCATCTCAAATGAGATTCTAGGAAGAGTGATAGCAACCTTACGACCTACCTCAGGATTCTGCTCTAGGCGAGCAAGAAACTTATTCTTAGGACCATAGGCAACTGCTACCTTCTGACGCTCAATCTCAACATTCGTCTCAGGGTCTTTCTTGATGACCTGAATGTTGTTAAACAGCGTGCCGAAAGCAACTACAGTTTTTTTAATACATGAGTGATAAAAATGACTACCTAACATCAGAAGCTATCCGTTTTGTTTCCATACTCACCGAATGGGTTGCCTTCGGTCCAATCAATAATATCGTCGCCAAAGTCCTCAAGATATTGATTCTGAGAGAAGTCATTATTCTCAAGGTCGATGTCAATAGTAGAGAAGGATTCAACTTCATATGTTGTGCCAGTGGTTTGACCAATGATGTTGGCATCTTCTACTAAATCACCATTTATATAGGTGAGTTTCAATTCTCTGGTGGTTGGGTCCCAATCAGCAACCGTAGCAATAACTTCTACTTGATTGCCAGCAGTATCTGTATATGTTTGACGGACCTTCTCCATGATTTCATAGTTGCCAGTCCCTGTATCTTTGAGGTATACTGGGAATTCATATGCGTTTTGACTTTCCTTACCAATACTATCAAGACTAATATTACCAGTCTCGAAGATAGCGTTGCCTGCCTCGTAGATTTCAGCAGTCATGGTAAAGTAGTAAATCTTTCCTAACTGATAGAAAGGAGTTTCTCTTTCTACAAACTTGATTTCATAGAAATCATTTGTTAGTGGATAATAAATCAAGTCCCCCTCATTTGGTCTTGCAGGAATAGTAAGAGTCAATGACCTTGCCATGACATCTTCCCATCTTCTCTGTGATACAACGAAAGTAATTTCGTCAGTAACGCGAAGACCAAACTTAGAAATGAATTCAGACTGGGCACCAAAACCTTCCACGTTTACGAGATACATCTCAATAAGATATGCCTCTTTAAACTTGGACATCACAACGTCTTGCAGTGCTCTATCAATGAGCATCTGTCTGGGGATGTAGAAAACCTCAGCACCAAATAACTTTAGTTGCTCATCAACTAAATCCTGGACAAGTCTTTGCTCGGGGGTAATACCACCGTGCTGTGGAAAGTATACACTCTTAGGCATGTCAACCGATTGCGTCTAGTGGTGGTAATTCGTAATCTGAAATCATCTTTGCTTCGATTTCATCTAACTCCCTTTGACCGTCAGAGAATAACTTCTCTCCATTGAGTGACACAGCACCAGGAAGTTGGATGCCATTAAACTTGATTAGATTCTGACCCCACTGTCTCTTGATGAGAGCAGTTAGATATCTCTTCAAGAAGAAGTCATTATAAATTGCTGTGTGGTCTGCTGGATTCAATGCACGATAACACTCAACGATGATGTATCGGTCATCATTCATATTCTTTGCTTCATAATCAATGTAGAGTCTATTCTGTCTCTTGGTGTATCTGAGTTGAATAAACGCACCAGTATTCAATACCATATCCAGAGTTTCTAGATATGATTTGGTCATGTAATAGTTTAGAATATCTAATGACCCGAATGCATACAAGTCATTCAAAAACATTTGATATTCAATACCAAACAAGTCGCCACGAATACTACTAGCAACGAAAGAAAACAATCTTTCAACACCAATGATATGCTCTGGCATTTCGATATAGTTATTCCTCTCCTCCCACACATCTCCATTAGGAGCAGTGGTAGTGGTGTTACTCTCTTGGAAACGAGTTACATCAGCAGCAGTAACTTTGTGCTTGAGAAACATTTTCTCAACACCATCAAAATGCCTTTCGTTGAAATACTGTAGTGCCTCATCCACCAAGTCTTCTACTTGGTCTTCGTCTACGTTAATTTCTAGCACTGGAGCACCCAGTCTACGAAGGCAGTAATCAATTAATTCTTGCCTTGTAGCAGGTTTAGATTTAGACATGAATACAAAGAGACCCTTCTTATCTATTTATCTGTATGAATATTAGTCTTCAGATAATTGTGGAGAGTAGGACACCGCATAGCTTTATCTAAATTTTTAGAATACCAATAATCCCATGAAGCACTACTCTCATCAACCAAAGATTCATAATCTACATCATCAAATAACTGTTTTAATTCTACATCTAATTTTGATGTAAAATTATAATTCATACCAGCAGCAATCGGAATATCTCCTGCATATACATCATTAGGGCATCTATTTTCACGACCCTTTGCATAGGATAATTTTAAAGAAGCATTAGATGGTCTTACTACTCTAGAAACTAATTCATCCGTCATTCTATTTCTTTGGCGAGTAACATCTCTCCAGTATTCAGTATCATTTCTATTTGATAAAGAATAATGCATAGCAACAAACTCGGCAAACTCATAAAACAATTCTTTCGTTGCAGAATTATATGAATCCACATCAAATTGAGTATAAACATCACTGCGCTGCAATGTCCTCATCAACTGAAGTAAAAATTCGTGGACTGTAAACAAACCATTACTCTCCAGAGGCTCTACAAATCCTGCTGCTAATCCGATGCCAACAACATTTTTTACCCACGTCCTATCATGAATACCAACTCTCATAGTGATAGGTCTAAACGTCATCGCATCTACTTGCTCTCTAGTCCTAGGGATGACAACCTTATCTGACATTAGATATTGTTTGAATTCTTCTAATGCTTCTTCATCGGTTATATACTTGTCAGAATAAACATATCCTGTGCCAATTCTAGACCATAAAGGAATATTCCAGCACCAACCATTCCCGATAGCAGTGCTATTAGTAAAACATTCTATCTCTTTTTCTCTATCGATATATGGTAAATGTGTTGCCCAAGCTTTATTATTTGGCAGAATATCATTGAAAGAAATAAATTCTTCATTCAATGTTTGAGATAACAATAAACTCTTAAATCCTGTGCAGTCAATATATAAGTCTGCTTTATGTTTGTTGCCACTTTTTAATATTAGATGGTCAATACCATCGTCATTTACAACTACATCTTCAACACTATCTTGGATGAGATTTACACCTCTAGGTAAACAATAATTTTTCTTTAATACCTGTCCAAATTTTGTTGCATCAAAATGATATGCAGTATCCCACTGCATACTAAATGGATATTTTTCTGGGTCATCTGAAATTCTATTATTCTCAATGAGAGGCATTGATGTATAATGTGCCCTGCAATATTCTTGCACAGGGGTTTCGGGTCTCAATGCTTTTTTAACAAACCATGTATTAAATCCATCAAAATTATCACCAATTAATCTTCTCTCTCCAAATGGATAATGAAATCCACCTGCATCCTTTTTGTAAAAATCTGTAAATTTGATGCTCATTTTATATGAAGCATCAGTTTCTTGCATAAAGTCTTTATCCTCTATACCAAGAAGACTTTTCCATTTATTAATTTGTCCTAAGGTGCTTTCTCCAACACCCACAATTGGATAGTCTGGACTTTCAATAATTGAGATATTTTTATCAGAAAAAAACCTAGCAAAAGTGGCGGCAGTCATCCAACCAGATGAACCACCGCCAACGATAGTAATATTCTCAAAGGAATAAGACATAATGTAAATTTATTGTTTCAAGTATTTATTAGATTTGCTGACCGTCTCCTCTTACACGGACAACACAGAATCCACTGCCGCCTCTACCACCATTGTTTTCTGGTGAATGGTGTCCACTGCCACCGCCGCTGCCAGTTCTGTCACTACCGCTAACACCTGCATTATGGTGCCATTGTGTGCCACGTCCACCACCATAGGATCCGCCTGATGAAGGTGGATAATAACCCCAACCGTAGTGACTACCGCCACCACCGCCGCCGCCATATCCTCTTCCTAGGAGTACACGACCAGGACCGCCTTGGGAATATCCATTACCGCCAGCACCACCGCCACCCGCGCCAACATATGATGGACACTCATTTTTTTGACCGCCACGATAACCATAGTGAGTTGCACCAGGATTTGGTGGAGCAGTTGAAGAACCACCACCATAATATCCACCCCAGTGAGCGTTGGCACCACCAGCGCACCCGCCTGGTTGTCCAGGCTCACCTGACCATCTGCCAGGACGCCCGCCGCCGTCACAGCTAAGTGATCCGAATGACGAAGCTCTTCCTGCTACACCATATCCACCATGACTACTTGCGCCTGAGCCACCACCACCAATAGTGATGCTAGTAGCTGAAACAGTGCTTAATGTATATGAGTTGTGAAATAGAGATCCACCAGCACCACCACCGCCAGACAATCCTCCAGCTGCACCAGCACCGCCAGCACATAAAAGCACCTGAGCTTTAACGGGAATTGGTGGTGCAGATAAACTGTAAGTCAAATCAGATTGAGTGGTATTCCAAGAACCACTAGTGCTACCATTATATACTTTTTCATATACTGCATTTGCTGAACCTGCGGTACCACTAATTAAGCTAAAACCCTCCTGTGAAACCCAAACGTCGAGGGAGCCGCCGCCCCCTCCGCCGCCGAATGCTTTACTCCCTGTGAAACTTCCTAAAAATGGCATTTTGTTTTACCTCCTATTGTAATTATATATCGTATCAACCGAAGGAAGATGCAACACCATAAACCTGCCAAGTAGACCCGTCATAAACCATGGATAGGGACCAAATATCGTGTCTGCTAGCATTACCTGTTGGTTGTGAAGCATTTGCCCACTTAATGGTATAAGAGCTACCATTAATACCGAAGGAAGATGCTACCTTGTATGGTGTGCCACCCTGAGAAACAACTACCGCGATTGTGTATGCTCTTGATTGACCAGAGACAGCAGGGACATTCGCGATACCGATAGTGATATCACCAGCAAGCGATGGATGATAGTAAACACCCTGTGCTCCGAAATCGTAACTAACGTTTCCAGATTCGCCAGAGTTTCTTACCTGGACTCTTTCTTGGACACCAGAGAAACCAGAGATTCCGCTAACTGATAGTCCAGTCAATTCACCAACAGAAGTTAGTGAAGAAGCAGTAACGCCACTACCAAGAGTGCTCTGTGATAGGACCTGGACACCACTGATTTGTAGACCGTTGCCACCAACGTTTAGAGCATCAGATAGATTCCATCTGGTGTTGCTATTGTCATACTTGAGTGACCTACCAGATGTGCCAACTACGATACCAGCACCATCTGCTGCAGCAGCATCTGCAGACCCACTACCAATGATAATCTCCTTATCGGTGATTTCCAAGTTGGTTGAGTTAACGGTGGTTGTTGTGCCTGCAACGGTTAGGTTACCAGCAGCAGTGATGTTACCTGCCTTGTCAACGTTAAACTTAGACTGACCATCAACGTCTGCTTTAATTAGAGACGAAGTAACTTGTGAGTTGGTATCTGTAACATCAATGTCAATTGCATTGAAGACAGTAGCAGAATCATTCCATGTAGGACGTGTCTTAGTGTTGCCAACAATGTCTAGGTCAGTAGCAATCTTCTGCTTTCTTTCACATGTAATAGCACCAGTTGCAGGTGAAACTGCAGTGCCAGACATCACATATGTGAATGAGTTGTTTGCAGTGTCAATAGACTGGACAATATATGTGCCGTTGTAGTTTGATTGGTCAGCACCAGCGATAATAACTTCATCACCTTGGAAAACATTATTTGGGACGAATGAAGTTACAGTTGCAGTTGTGCCAGAAGACTCAAGTGCAGAAACACCGATTGTCTGTGCAGTTCTTCCGATGCTGCTACCAGTTTGAGAGTCAACGTATGTCTTAACTGCCAACTGAGTAGGACATGCAGTGTCTCTAGAGAAGTCACCACCGAGTGTTACATCAGTAGAGAATTCGTTAATCGATGCACCCAACTGAGCACCGATGGTGCCTAGTCGTAGTGAAGCAAGACCGCTTAGGTCGAATGCGTTAGCATCGAGTGTTGCACTACCAGTTGCCTGCTCAACCTTGAAGAATTCACCAACACGGAAGTTACCATCTTGGTCAGTAGAGACATAATAAACACGACCTGGGAAGTCTTCGTAAACTTCATTGAGTTGATTAGGATCTTGTAGAGGCTGGTCAGGCCAGTTGGTGGTTGTCTTCGTGCCTGTGCCGACATTCAAGAAGTCGTGGGAAGTAAGTCTAACCTGTGAGTAGTTTAGACGCATCTCAAATCCTTGACCACTTGCTGCCGCAACCGTCTTAGGTTGTGAGAAGGTAACAGTTGCTTGACCAACTAGAGCAGAGTTTACAGCAGTGACTCTCAAGAATTCATTCTCAATCTTGATGATGTCGTTAGCATCAAAGTTGGAGATAGAGAAGATAGGTAGAGTAGTTACTGCAGTGTCGATATCACCCTTAAGTGTGGTTGCCGCTGCGGTCTTAGTTACATAGTATACAACGCTACCGTCAGCGTGCTCTGCTGCTGTAGTCCCTTCAGACCCTCTAGTAACTGTTACACCGAGACCAGCGTTAATCGCGCTGATTTCCATGAATTCGTTGCCGATGAGGATGAAGTTGTTTGCACCAGCGGTCATACCAGATAGGATAGAAGTATCCTGGAAGGTGATGTCAGTAGTTGTGGTGTCGAGAGCCTGTGTGCCTGCTCGGTCTAGTCTAGTTGAAGTAGAAGAGACGTTATATAGGTCAACGTCAGTACCACCAGTGTGTACTGCCTTTGTGCTACCACCACTGCTGCTCTGTAGATAAACTTTAGACCCACCTTGTGCAACAGCAGGAGAAATATCGTTTAGACCAGGCTTAGAGTATGTGAAAGTTGTGCCGTCGATAAGAGTGACAGTTTCTCTTTCAAATGGTGCTGAAGCATATGGTTGATAAACTGCGTTTGCAATTACAACTACAACTTCGTCACCAGATGTTAGACCGTGTGAAGCAGAAGTTACGATGGTAACTGTGTCGTTGGAGTATGCAACTGTAGAAATTTCAACTGCAGTTGGTTCTGCACCAGGGACATCACGTTGACGTAGAGTCGATAGTGAGAGGTTTTGTGCAGTATCTGGGTCAACAACGTCTGCAACAACGTAGTATCCGCCGTCATCATACTGGGAAGACCCAGCAACATTCAAGAAGTTGGTTGAAGAGTTTGGTTTTGGTAGGACTGCTTGACCACCAGAAACAGGTAGGTTATCCATGGTAAAGATTGTACCAGAGATACCAGCAAGTGCTGCTGCTGCATCTGTTGTGCCAGTAGCGCCTGACCCAACAACGGTGCCTGAAGAAACACCTTGAATTGGGAGACCATTACCGAATGTGCCCGTGATAGGCTCGATTAGTAGATACTCATCTTGGACATACAAGACCAATGCAAGAGCATAGTTTGCGTTAGATGTTGAGTAGTCAATGTTGCCATTGCCGTCATCTTCACCCTGGACGACCTGCTCAAGTTTCTTGAATAGGACAGAGTTTTCTTCGTAAACAAAGTTGAGTCTCTGACCTCTAACAGTACCTGTAAGTGCGGTTTCTGTGGGGTCGGTGCCTGAAGATACACAACCATACTCACCGTAGGAGTTGTTACCAGCAACGGAGCGGATTCTACCACCACCTGTGCAAGTGTAACCAATGTGTGCGTAGTAGGTGAAGGAAGAAACGATTTCAGCGTTACCTAGGTCCTTACACCAGAAACCTACACCACCATCATGGAATTGTGTGAAGGAGTCAAACAGCATAGAGCCGTTAGAGGTGACAGAGTAGATGCTCTTGTCAATAATACAACCAACACCACCACCGCTATTTGCATCGCCAGATGATGGGCGACCAGAGAATGCAGAGCACTGAGTAATATAAGGTGACTTAGTTGTGATTGCGTCGTTAGGATGTAGACGTAAGAATACACCACGGATAGTTGCTTGGGTGATATCCCAAGAGTTATTTGCACCAACAGCAGGAGTGAAACCTTCCATGCCGACCATAACGAGGTCTTTGAGGGTTACAGCTTCTGATAGGAAGAACATCGTAGAGAATCTGTTCTCTACAGGTGATGCGTCAGTTGACTGCGTGTTAGGATCTGGTTTGATAATCGTAGCACGGAGGTTATCACCAACAATCGATGTGTAAGGTGTGGTGATAAGAGGTAGTTGCTCTTCGTAGGTGCCTGACTTAACAAAGATAGTTACGATGTTGTCAGCAGTACCTTGGTTTGCAGTTTGTGCAAGAGCATAGCGTAGTGATCTCCAAGGCTTGGAGATATTCTTACCGAAGTCTGGGTCATCAGTGCCATCAGTTGAAACGTAGTAAACGTTAGCACACCAGTTGTTTCTTTCCCATGCAGGAAGACCTTGGTCGTCAACGGTTAGGATATCGCCTTCGTTGCCAATTGCAAGGTTAACGTTTGCACCACCGTTGTTACGGAATAGGATGTCACCAGGGTTTGATAGCGTTAGAGTAGACTCGCCTTGTGCAAGTGCCTGCCAGTTGGTGCCACCAGTATTTGTTTGGTCGGCAACAGGGTCAATGTTGATGTTGTGGTCAGTTAGACATACCCAAGAAGCAGACGTTGAGGATACAACATCATTGATTTGATATGTGTTAGCAGAATTCCAAGGACCTCTCCAGTTAAGACCTGAAGAAACCAACTCCCAAGCAGATGTGTCAGTTGGATATACACCAGCGTTGCCAGTAACAATCTTAACAAAAGTGTTACCACCAAACTGGACTACATCACCAGGGACATATTCGGTTGCGTTGTCATACTCACCCTTAACATCAAAACCAGTGGTTAGAATGTCCCAAGCGGAAGTATTTGCGTTTGGTTGGAGGTTAGTGTGGATTGTCTTTGCCACATAGGTGTAACCACCAAAGTTGACAATATCGCCAGGTTGATATTCAACAGCGTTAGACCAAGTATCTTCAAACTTGAGAGACTCAAGATATAACTGGAATTTAGACTCGTCGAAACTAATACCAGAGGTATGTGCAGTATCGCAAAGATATAGACTATTACCATATCTTACAATGTCATTAATCTTGTAATAGACACTGTTAGACCAAGCACCTTTATAATCAACACTACTTACATATAGTGTCCAATTGATTTGGGAAGCATAGAATTGGTCTTCCGTTGATGGTGAAGTGTGGTTTGACACACATAGATACTGGTTAGCGCCAAAGCTAACGAGGTCATTGACAGCATAGAAAGTGTTTGCTGTCCAGACACCCATCATTCTGGTGCCAGGGACATGCAACTGCCATCTTGGTGTTGCGATATCGTAATCAGTGGAGTCCCACTGAGTCTCGTCAGATGCGGAGGTGTGGTTGACGACACAAACGTATGTGTTGCCTTTGAAAGCAACAATGTCGTCAATGACATAAGCGGTAGATGCTTGCCAATCTCCTCTCCAGTTGAATTTTAGTCTACCTAATCTGAAATCAGCCATTTTTTATATTTCCTATGAGTCCGTGGTGAATAAAAGACGTTTGTGCCGTTGGGCGATTATTTTGGTCCTACGGTGTAATCGTAAGTGCCAAATCTGGCAACGAAATAACCTTCGTCGTCAATGAAGTAGGTTATCTTTCTTGCTTCAAACTTATACTGTTGATATTTATCAATGTTTTCATTATTACTGTATGATTTAACCGTATCCTCAACTCGGATAGTTAAGTCAGTGACATCATTGATTTTAGATGAGGCAACTGTTACAGTTTCGTTGGGTGAGAAGGAAGCACCACCAGAATGAATTTGGATTTGACTAATCAATCCTGCACCATCTCTAGTGATGAGTAGATTCAATCCACTTCCTGGCACTTGGTTTGGCTCACCATCACCATCTCCATTACCAACCAATCCAGTTACAGTGTAAGTAACATTTGCATCTGAATCGTTTGGAATACCACCAGAAATCAGAGAGACTTCTTTTACTGCACCAACTTCGACAACGTTATTCCATGCATCCATGAAATCTGTCTGACCCGTGCCGTCGATGTTGAAAACATCGATAGTCTCATCATCAGATGTGTTTGTCTTAGTGTAGTTCAGCATTCCGTCTGCGTCACGACGGAGAGCATGGAAATAGAAGCGATTAGATTGGTTGAAAAACGAATACATACCGCTTCCACCACCTGATCCGCCGTCCATGCCTGATTCACTTAGGTATAGCGCCATTTATAACCCCAACAAGAGTGTTCTAGAATCAATTTTATTTATATCGTCAAATGTATTTATAATATTTGAGGTTTTTGGTCAGGCGTATACTTTCCAGACAGTGCCTGTCCAAACGATGAGTACTTCTACTCCAGCAACGTCTAAAATGTAAGGTGAATCGATGTCTCCAGTTTTATCTTGGAATGTTTTACCAGTCCCTGCGTCCAAGATTACATTGTATGCATCCCAGCTATTTTTCATGTCAGCAAATGTAATCGTGTTACCGATGTTTGGTGACGTAGGTAATACAACAGTAATGTCAGCTGCATTAGTATTTGTATCAACTAGATATCTTGCTGCAACCTGTGCTGTAAAGTCTCCAGTTTCTACAGCAAAACTAGCGCCTGCAGCAATGTTGTTACTACCTCTAACAACTAGGTCGCCCTTAATTTCAACAACACCTGTGACACCATCGTCGTTGTTTGGGTCTAAGACCATATCGCCAGAAGACTTAACTCTATTTGTTAATAGAGTATTCATGGTGAAGTCACCAGTATCTTCAAGAATAACTGGTGTTACCGAGTTAGCAAACATGTTGATGGTATTGACCTTGCCCCAAGCAAGAGTACCAGCGCCATCGGTGATGAGCATTTCATCTGCTTGCCCATCATCTACAGGTAAAGTTAATGTATAATCTCCTGTTAGTGATGATGGTGATTTAATAGACACATAGCGTAATGTGCCTGTCCCTGTGCTTAGTTTTACGGAATTGTTATTCTCAACAATTAATCCGTTTTTTACTGTAAATTCCTTGTTATATACTGCCACGGTTCACTCTCCCCGTTTGTAGTGTTTGCTTAATATTTATTATACAACGAATGCTGTTGCACTCATTTTATAAACAACATCATTGCTATTGCTAGATGGTGTTAAAACAATAAAGACTTTATTAGAAATCCATCTTGCTTCCAATTCTATAGTAGGATTATTATCATCACTTCTTAAAGTATTTTGCTCAGTAGTCCAAATGTCACCACTGCCATCTGCTAACACAGTGAATTTGGTAACTTCTTTTTCACCATTTTGTGCCACAGTATAAAAAACATAATCCACAGCGTTGTAGTTAGTTGCAGCCCAACTTTCGATTGTTAAACTGTGGTCAGCAAGAGATGACGTTGATGTATCTCCTGTCTTTACATATGTCTTAGTAATCTCGGCATTACTAGTATCTTTCCTGACAGTATCTTTTACATAAAGATCGCCAAAAATTTCTGCACCATCTAATCTGGTTTCAAATTTCTTAGAATTATTATAGTAAAGGTCTACTTTACCATCTGTGACGAAACCCGCTTTTACCTCACTGCCAGCAGAATTCCAAAATATAATTTCATCTCCCCAGACATTTAAATTTCCAGTCCCATTCTCTCTGATGTTAGATGCACTACCACTATGATAAATCTGCAAATCACCAGCAGCGCCAAAGTGTAATATATCACTATCACCAAGATATACATTAGATTGGAATGTAGAATTGCCAGATACATTCAATGAAGTTAAAGTAGTAGCACCAGAAACATCCAAAGATGTTAGTGTGCCAACAGAAGTTAGAGAAGATGAAACAATATTTGCACCAAGAGATGTAGACCCAATAACTGTAGTACCTGCAATCTTGTAAGTCTTGCTAGTAGCAAGATTCATACTCTCGGATGATGTCCACGAAGTATTTGCTAGGTCGTATGTTAGAGATACACCCGAAGTGCCGATGTTAAATCCTGCGCCATCAGCAGCTTGAGTAGTTGTAGTGCCATCACCAATAATAATGAGTTTATCAGTAACTTCTAAATTGGTTGTAGAAATAGTTGTTGTAGTCCCAGTAACATTCAAGTTACCAGAAATTGTTACCGTAGTGCCATCATCTGTGATATTAGAATCTACAAACTGCTCGTTTGCATCATCCCATCTCAAGAAAGTATTGTTTGAAAAGTTGGGAGCATTCTTGAGACGTAATGTTACGTCAGTGCCACCATCAAACGAAGTGAGACCACCAGTATCTTCTAGACCTTCACTGATGAATAGAGTCTTATCAATAGATGCTTCGATGGTGATATCTGCAGTGCCATCGAAAGAAACACCGTTGATAGTCCTTGCAGTTTCTAGAGCAGTAGCAGTATCTGCGTTACCTGTTAAGTCTCCTGTAAATTCCTGCGAATGGATATTGAGAAATTTGAATCCAGATGACCCAAGATTATATGTAGTATTTGCTGCTGGTAAAACATTAGCACCAAAAGTAGCATTGGTAAAATCTTGCCTAGCAATCTCGTAACCACCAGCAGTTACACCATCATGCAACCTGAGTGAATAGTTACTAAGGTTTACTGACAACTCACCTTCAGCGCCAGTAAAGTTATTATTTTGGGTGCCTGTGCCCCTTCTAAATTGTACCTGAGTTGCCATTGATTAATACCTATAATATCTTATACTGTTCCTAAATCAACTAATAAAATTGTGCCAATGGGCTCCATGTTATCCCAAGATGGAATAGTAGAAACACCGAAAGCGTCAGTAGTATCTTTTAGTGGGTCACTTGGGTCAGACCCAGCGTTATAATCTCCAGTTGGAAACAACTGAAGACCAGGCATTTGAATCCATTGGACACCAGATCCTGTGGATGCCAGAACATAACCAGATGCCCCTGTGCTACCATTAGCAGTAAGGGTTCCAACTAGTTTTAAGTCAGTTGCAGTGACATTAATTCCATCCCACGATAGGTTTGGAGATGCACCATAACTTCCATTGTCATTGAATTGAAATTCACCGTTGTTACCTGCTAGTGTTGTAGCAGACCCAACATCGATGATTGATTCAACACTATTATATGATTTTTTTAGGAAAAGCTTACCATCAGAGGTATTAATTGCTAACTCGCCCAGTTCAAGTTGCGCCGTAGTGGGCACACGCCCAGATACAGCAGTACGTTTGATTCTAATCTGCGGCGATGCCATATGGCTCCTCTCAAATAGTGCTATTTAGCGTGAGGTGACTTTATGTAAAGTCTTCTTGGGCAGTATTTACTGCTTGCTTCTTTCTAGTACCCGAGGACTTCTTTTCTTCTAACTGGGTAATTTGCTCCTGTAAGGAATTTACTTTCTGTGCTAGAAGATTGCCTCTGGTCTCAAGTAAGATATTTTGATGAATCAGGTCTGCCATTCTTTTTTGGTAGACCTGAACCAACGACGAATAATCAATTTCAACATCATTCATAATTTTTACCTTTTATTATCAGAATGTACCACCATCTACGAGTGTGTTGATTAACTCGAAGGTGCCACTGTTATTATTTAACACTTGGTTGGTTGGGGTGCCGAAGTCGCCCATCCATAGACCACCAATCTGGACATCAGCAAGTGTGCCAGTTAGTTGAGGACCAGCTGCTTCAGTTGCATCAGAAACAAAGACGAAACCAGTGTTACCGTCCCAGAAAGCAGATGATGTCTTAGCAGCAGTGCCATTGTGATAATGGAATCTGAAACCAAGGTCATTTGTTGTGGTAGAAGAAGGAGCAGCGCCAGAGACAGTGCCCAATTCCATTACCGCATCATCGACAACCACATTAGTTGTAGAAACAGTGGTGGTTGATCCACTAACGGTTAGGTCGCCATTGATAACGAAGTTACCAGCAGCAGTTGCGTTTGCACCAGATAGGGAGAAAACGGTAGTGCCACCGTTGGACTTAATGTCATTACCACCTACAGTGATGTCACCAGTAGTCGTTAAACTACCACCAGTAGTAACATCGGAACCACTATAGGTAATAGGAGCATCAGTTAGTTGACCAGCGGTATCATTCCATGCCATTACTGTGGCATCGGTTAAAGCACCACTATTCTTGAGCTCGATATCGTCAGCGTTAACTGTGATACCTACACCAGCGCCAACTTCTAGGTCAACTGTTTGACCTTCGCCTGCAGAAGAAGTCTTGGTAAGACCAGCACCTGCAGTTACATCTTCGACATAGTTACCAGTGGTGTCAGTGCCGAGAGCAACAGAGTTAGCAGCAACAGTTGTTGTAATTGTTACATTACCCAAATTGGTAACAGTTGCTGTGCCAGTAACGTCACCAGAAAGAGTGATGTCAAAATCGGAGACATCAAAATCTAGTTTGCCATTGGTGTCATCATAAGTGACAGAAATGCCAGCTTCTGTGTTGCTGGAAACCATATCACCAGCAATGTCCTGAATTCTCTCTACGTTGAGAGTGACATCACCAGAAGTTACAGTAAAGTCAGTGCCATCGAAAGTTGCAACACCAGCATTGGTTTCTGTTGCTAACTCAGCAGCAATGAGAATCTGGTTGTCTGATACAGTGGTATCAATACCTTCGCCAGCAGCAAAAGTTAACGTTTCTCCAGTATTGAATGTATCAGAAGTGCCTGACTCTGCAGCAATAGTGAATGATGAAGCTGCTGGTTGCTGGAAAGAAAGATTACCACTGCCATCCGTGGTCAAGATGTGTCCGCTACTACCATCTACTGAAGGTAGTGTAAACGAAATGTCTGATGCTACGTCAGGTGCTGCAAGACTTACGCTACCACCACCACTTGCGTCGGTGCGTGAGTAGAGTTTAACTGCATGACCTGTTGTGCCAGTCTCTTTAACCCAATAACGGGCAGAGCCTAAAAACTTATTATTGCCAGATGTGCCATCAAGACCAAGATATAGATTATATTCATCATTAACAAAAGCGGGCTCACCTGCGGCGAGAGCTGGCAGATTAGCCTGCGAGCCTCTTTTAAACTTAATTGTTGGTGCCGCCATTTACTTTTCCTACAGAGTACAGAATTCTAGTATTATTTATGAATTAGAAAGACCCAGCATCAACATCGATAAGGTTATCCAAATCAGTATCGAGAGTATCGATAAAGTCTTGTGGAAGTCCTGGTTGAGTTGGTGCCGTTGCATCTGCAGCTGCAGAAAGAACAGTATCTGGGTTGACGAAGGAATACTTTTGTTGCCCAGCGTCCCACACCATAACATATTTGTCGGTTGTATTTCCTGCTTTGTCAAGAGCAGAGGTATCAACATTACCTAAATCTTCGATAGTTTGTGCCACGAGTTGCGTTGTTTCGATGGTGAAATTTGAATCTACTTGATTATTAAGTGATGAGTCTAGAGTTACACTAGTCTCATTATCATATGACAAGACGACTTGATATTCTTCTGCCATCAGGTAACTCCAGGTGTAACAGTAACTTGTCCTTCAACCACTCTACGCTTTGCACCACCAACTGAGTTAGTGATGACAATATCATAAACATAACGACCTTCTTTCAACATAGAAGTATTGAAAGAATCTAAAGTCAGTTTTAATTGTCCCTTAGTTCTGTCTAGGAATACAACAGCAAAATTTGTTGACGTAGAAGATGTATAGTTTTTCTTGATTTTGGCTTCTGCTGAAAAATTACTCAAATCCAAAGCAACATTGTTTGCACCAGAGATGGTGAAGGTTGCTTCAAAGTCTGCCCTCTGCTCAACAATCAAATTAATTGGTATAGCTGCCATTAGATACAAGAAAACCCTTCTTATGTATTTATAAGAAGGGTCTTGTAATTATTCTTCAGTTGTTTCTGGCAGTGCTCCTAGGTCATCTGGAGGTGCTGCTGTATCTTGCTGCTCTAGTAATTCTAGAGTCTCAAGACCACCAACTAGTTTAAGTTTATATTCTTCTGCTTTTTTCAACTCCCCTTGAATCTGAAGGATTTTCTCGTCGATTTCCTTCATTTGATTTTGGAAGTTTGCTTTCAAATCAGTTGCTGCCATGGATGCATTAATATAGACACGATGTATTTATTATACCATATATGTCAACTTAAAATGTAATTCTTCTGAATAATGAGTCTATTGAGATAATCATTGTTATTAGGAGCAGGTGTATATAAAAGTCTAGCATTGCCGCCAGAAATATCAGCACTGAAATCTCCTAGTCTTCTATCGTTAAACACAGTGCCATATTCATTGATGAAAACATCAGTGCCATCTTGTAGCACCATGAGTTTTGTGCTGTGGAAATATGGGTCTACAGTATTCTTGATTTGGATAGTATACTCAACGGTGTTTATTGCACCAATACCAAACTCATCTAAGACATGCTGTGCAGAAGAAGTGCTATCAAAAATTTCTAGATTATCGGGAATCTTGATAATCTTGATTTGTCCATAGTTTAATGAATTACCACTAGACTGATAATATAAGTATGACGGTGCATCTTGTGGGACAGTGAATCTTACAATATCACCTAAAGTTTCTGTGCCCTGTCCAAGAATACCATCAGTGTATAAGTTTGCACCTACTGTGCCAGGAGAAGTTACAATATTGAATGGTTGTCCCGTAATTGTGCCAATACGGAATACATATTCTTTTCCTGGGACTAATTGTAATGTTGGCAACTCTCCTAAATCTTGAGATGTGCCTTCATCAAATACAGTATAGTTACCAGTTGTTGATGACTTATTAATCTCAAAAGTAGTAACACCAGCAACGCCTACACCCAATTCAATTTCTTCTGGGTTTGCCGACAACGAACCAGCATTACCTAGTAGAGTCTTTGGTCCAATATTTTGAATTTTGCCAAGAGTGATACCTTTATCGCGAATATCAACTACATTCTGAGTATCAATCGTGAATCTATCATAGAAGTAACTAGCAACACCACGACTACTAGACCCGCTTGATTGTCCAGGAGAATATGATGCAGCGTTGACATCTAATTCAACAAAACCACTATCATTTAATATACCAGAAGTAACAATACCGCTACTAATATAACTTCCAGGATTACCGACTCTTGGAGCAGTAAACTCAGTTACAGAAGTAACAGTTACTTGATATAAAGCATTGTAAGTATCAGGGATAACTGATTCAATTTCCACATAATCATTTGTTGTCAAACCATGGTTTGTTGCTGTAGTTACTGTAATAGTATCTGCAGACCATGTGATTTGAGATACATCAATTGCAGTGCCAGTCTTCTTAAGAGTCTCCGCCGTACCTGAAATAGTAATAGCGGAATTTGTTGGAGGATTTATACCTTTTACAACAGGTGTAAATTTGTTGAGACCATTTAGATAAGTATCATCATTAGCAACACCTGTGCCTAGTCTGGATGGTGAAATAATACCCGAAACAATAGCAGCTGCATCTAACTGATTGAGTGCAATCAATTCCCAGTTGTTTGGGTCTGTTGCTGGTAGACCTGTTAAAATCCAAGTTTGTAGAAGGGTATTGGGGTCGCCATCAGCTTCATTTTTCTGAATGACGATATCACCTGCTTTTAGTGCATCGCCTAAGAAATCAATGCTTGTGCCTACAGTTAGAGTAGGTAGGTTTTGGTCAACAGTAATTGTGTTTGTGGAAGTATTGATACCACCAATTACAATTCTGCAGTTTGCGGGAATTCCAGTGCCAGATAAGAGTTGACCGTCAACCAAGTCAACGACACTATTCAATTCAATAGTTGTAGTTGTGTTACTTACAACAGTCTTGGTTGCTTCAGGAATAAATGCCTGTAAACGCTCAGACTCATATTCAACAGTGTATACAACAAATGTTGATGTCTGTGGAATTTGAGAAGAGTCAATCTTACCACTAGCATCCAACTGGACAATAAGACCAGGAATACTAGATGTGCCTTTGTTTAGACCAATGAAGTTTCCTAAAACAGAAGTCTTATTAATGTAGTCTCTAACTGCTTTCTGAGTAGGTAATACAGTATCTGACCTAGCAATAGAGCCACCCAAATCATTATCAGGTGAGAATTCAAAGATTGGGACACCAGGAGACCCTTTGAGTTGTAGAGAATCTAGGACACCAAGAGCAACAGACCCGTTAAATGTAACCTTACCACTTCTAAGGTTTACATTGAAGAAAGGACCAACACTGAAGTTACCACTCTGGTCTGTAGCACTGACATAAGTCTTACCAGAAGATACCTCAACACTCTGTTTTGTTACATCAGTGACACCACCATTCTGCGGGAATGCAGTGTAGTTAATGCCAGTGCCAACGTATTCAAACGTATGGGAAGAACTGTTAACAGTAGATGGTGCGAATAATAGTGCTGGGTCATTGTTTGCAATACCAGCAATTACACTATCTTCGATTGGGAAGTTAGTAGTAAACTCGGTAAAGTTACCAGCATCATAAGAAAGGACTTCACCAACTACATGCTGGTTTCCAGTTGGGTCAAGACCCAAGTTGGGAATCTGTAAAACATAGTTTGGAATTGGAGGTGCTTGATAACCAGTAGCGGTAATCTTAGTAAATACAGAACCTGAAGCAATTTCAATTTCACCAGTACTAGTGCCATCAACAAAATTTACAGCATCGTATGCTACCTGCTCAATAATAGAAATTTTATTTGATTGGAAATCAACAGTATCGATTACCTTACCAGTGCCATTGATATTTGGTGTCGATGAATGATTGGTGATGGTAATTGTTTGACCTCTTTCAAACTTACCAATATCGACAATGTTAACTTCGATTGTTACTCTAGTTGCACTACCACCTGAAACAGATGAAAATTCTGTGCCAACAATATCACTAGGAGAAGTGTTGATGTCCGTCTTAGTAATGTTTTGGATACTGGATACTTGACCACCAGAGAAGATGGGCAGCACATTATCAGAGAAACCTACTGCCTTCAGACCTTCAAAACCAAAGTTGGTAGCAGAGTTAGTGATTGATGCATAACCACCAGATTCTGCAAGGACACCAACTGATTCAAAAACTTGGAAAACGGAAACTAACTGAGCATATGCATCATTCTTTAAGTGGAAACCAATTGACCCAAATACGATTTGAGTGAATGCATCCACAACCATAGACTCAAGAGGGCTATTGCTGTTGAGCTGAGCACCATCAGCAAAGAGACCGCCACCTCTGGTTTTAGACGCATCATATTCTCCTGCATTACTATCATATACTGCTTTACCTAACTTAGAGATACATGAGCAGTTTTGTGTGTATGGTGATAAGAAAATTCTTTCTTTTGGTGGAATAACATACCAGATATCAAGAGTCGCATCTTCACCAACAGGCACAGGGTCAACTAATGTTAATTGACCGTTGTTATCTACCGTTGCAATCTTATAATCATTGCCATTTACACGGATGCTCCAACCGTTTTGTAATTCTGCAGTAAAGACAGTATTTACATCACCACTTACAACTGTGTTGTTTGCTTGGAGAGTTACTCTACCTTTGCCTTGATATCCACTTTGCTCTGGATATGCAACAGCGTATCTCCAAGTAAATGCACTTTGTGAAACAAATGCACCTGTAATATGCTTATCAGCAACAGTTGCTTCTCCAGTGATAGGGTCATTAGCACCCCTATTAACTGTGAAGGTATCGGTTGCTAAATCAAAGTCTAGGACTTCCATCCATTCTTGGTCAACCAGAATGAAACCAGGACCAACGTGATATTGAGGGACATCACCACCCTGCATGATAGAGGTGATGATTGATTCTGCAGTAGCAATAAATGCTTGTGCTCTAGCACATGCTGGATATCCTGCACTATCTTGAGTGATTGGTGGATATGTCCAACCTGGGTCAGAAGATGGATTGTTTAAAATTTCTTGCTGAGCGTGGTATGACAACCTTTCGATTGCATAAATTTGCTCAATTTCTTCTCCTTCAATCTGAGAAATTAACTCACCACCGTAAATTGTTCTCTGAGTAATAACTGAATCTGGGGCAGCAGAAACAAATAAATGTGTTGATGTATCAGAAGAAACGCCAGCATTTACAGTAACAGTAGTTGCATCTGAAGCAGTAATCTCCATGAATGCATTGTAGTTTCCATCGCCAGGACGGGGATAAGCATGTTGAGACTGATTGTTGTCAGTAGCACATGTGAATACTAAACTTTCTGGTGCAAATTTAATAAAATCACCAGTAGTCAAACCATGATTAGGAATAGTTAATACTGCTACTCCAGTTGCTGGGTCATATGTCGCATTTGTTGGTGTATATCTATTTGTGGCACTTGGAGTCCTGTAAGAAAGACCAGCTTGAATAGACTTGACATTACCACCTGCTCTGAGGTCAGCAATGATAGCATCAGCAACCAGACCTAGGTCTCTTTCGCAAGTTGCTTGACTGTAATCTGGGTCGCTGGGTAATGCTGGGAATTGCGACAACATATCTGCAATAGCAGATGCAATCAAATCAGTTTTCTTAAACTCAATGATATTACCGCTATCACCATAGACATCATCTAATTCTTGTAGAGTATGACCAGGCAATACTCTAAATGTTTGGTCAACTGCAGTAAGTGTGCGGTTGTCAGAAGGTTCCGTTTCAAGATAACCTAAACCACCATTGAAGTTATCCTCAAACACCATGTAGTTGACATAGCAACCAGATGTAATCCAGAAGAGGTCTCTACCTTCATTCTGGGGGATAACGATTGTTTCTCTTAAGTTATCACCAACAATGGATGTGCCATTAGGAAGATAAATTGGGTTATCTTCGTAATACTTACCAGTAGCGACACGGATAGTAGTGTTGCCATCTGTAGCAGCTGCTGCCTTTGCTGCTGCTTTGATTGTTTGAAATGCTTTTGAAGGACTTGCGCCAGTATTACTGTCGCTGCCATTTGGTTTTACATATAAGACATTCTGATAATCTGCTTCACCTAGAGGCGTTGGTGTGCCCCAACCAGAAGATGTCTTAGGACCATATAGCTCTTTCTTTGCACTATCAAAGTAGTAATCGTTTACTTTACCTAATGTGCTAAGTGGTGCTACAACACCAGAAAGAATTTGCTCTGAGAAAGAAATAGTGGTTGCTGGCCAAGCACCGTTTTCCTTAGGACCATATAGGTCATTAGTGGAAGTGTCTAACCAGAAATCTCCATTAGCACCATCACCTGCTGTAGGTGCCGCAGGACCATTTAGGAATTCACCACCATCTGCAGACCCAGCTTGCAACTGGTTGATAGCAGCAACAACACTGGGTAAACCACTAGCAAGTTGAGTGATATCACCCACATCACCAGCGAGAGAGTTAATCTCCTGACGTTGTTGGTCAAAGGTATAACTTTTGGGGACGTTTCTTAGTGCCATTACTTACCAGCTATTTCTCGTAGAAGATGTTTAATTTCAGACAATTCGCCTTTCAAAGATTCCACATCTGACTGAAGGTTTTTGATAATACCCGAAGCAGATGTGGACCTCTTACTATTTTCAAATAAACTTTTATCTGTATTTATTATGGCACCAGTAGTGTTATCACGGTAGAGGTCCTCGTGTCCCTCTACCTTTGAAAATTTATTCATCAGTATGCCGCTACAATTCTCGCGTCTTGAATCTTAGGGGTGTAACATGGGTTGGATGCCTTCATAACAACTTTCACAGCAAACGAAGCAAACTCACTTAAATCAGAAACAGTATACTTATGCTCTTTATATGAAGACTGTGATTCAAACAGTCCAGAAATAGCAGCTTCGTTAGAAGGAATGACCTCAATATCTGGCATTCCATTGCCATTAAATGCAACCCATTCAATATCATCAAAGACTAGTTGAGAGTTTACAGGTTTTGCTTTGTAATATACCTCAACATCATCTTGTGATGCCATGTTAGCGGTTAGTCTAACTTCTAATGTTGTTGCTGGATTTGCAAGTGTTACTTCCTTAGTAACATATTTAGCGAGAGAGGTGCTATTCTTAGAAGTAGTATCAGGAGTAAAACTTACACCAGAAGAGTAATCCACCGCAGAAACTTCGACGAATCCAGCAACTGATTCATTTAGGTCAGTAGCATCTGATGGGGAAATGTTTTGATGCCATAGATTATCACCAACACGGATAATATCACTTACTTGATTTTCACCATTATTAGAAGAATTTCTAGCAAAAGTGCCAGTCGCTGGAGATGTGTAATCACCATTGATAGGTGCTTTCTCTTCTAACACTACGAGGGTTTCAGTCTTCTCATCCCAAGAAACAATTGTGCCATAAATTTCAGTATTGAATCTATTAGTGAGGTCTTCTTGATATACTTCAACTTGAGTATTTGGTGTGAAGTTACTTACTACTCTAGTAGTGCCATCAGCAGAAACAGCAACACCAGTATAGTCTTGGACACCAAATGTTAGAATCTCTCCTGCTTGGAATACACTGCTATTCTTAACTTTAACGTAAACTAGAGACCCAACTACCTTGATAATGTCACCACGGCAGTTTGATGTATCACCAGTGACACTTTGGTCAATTGTTGGGATGATTGGGTCTCCTGCCTGGTCAACAGGTAGATTAGTTACATTAAACTTGTAGATTGGGTAGAAAGATAGTAACTTATATCTTCTACCGAATCTTACTTCATTGCCTTTTGGTTTATCAATCTGAGTAGAAATAACTTTAACAGATGAAGACCTTAGGTCAATAACAGGAGACAAATTATCTTTTGTCGTCGAGAAAGTAAACTTATACTCTAAAGATTCGTCGAGGTTATTCTTAACCTCATTGAATGTTGAAGCAATAACTTTTTGATTGTCAAAGAAATGCTCTTCATTCAAGAATGTAGTCTCATAGTCAGTTTGTGAATATGAAACAAAGTTTTCTCCAGGTGAATCCTGTGGAATGATATTAGTAGTCTTGACACCTACATTGAATGGCGTCTCACTGAATGAGAGATAACCGATTCTTGGATATAGTTTTTCATACTTTCTGTTGTAAGATGCTAAGACAGTGTTGCCACCACCAAATGTGCTGGAGCCAGCACCTAGATTAGAAACGATATTATAAGAATTCAATCCAGAGTTACTTACTTCAAACAACGTGGAATTGATGTATTCTCCCTCGATGCCACCAACATCAACTGACTGACGGAAAGTAACATATGATTTACCAGAATCCTCAAAACCAGAGTTTTGGTGATTAACCTTGATAATTCTATTGTTATTTCTGAATAGAGGTGAATCTGCACTATCATTAGATGAAGAATCTGTTTGAATTGGATTTGCATCCAACAACTCATAACCCAACTCTTCATTAGTTAGTCTAATGTTTGCAGGAGTGTCAGTAACAAATACCGCTCTCTTCATCACAAACTTGATATCTTGACTCAAGTCTTCAGTCCAAGCATCAACGTTTTGAGACCTATATACAGACCCAAGTAGAGGTTGCTGAGTGATAACTTGTGATGTTGAAATATCAGTTTCACCTAGTCTGGAAGACCAAACTCTGTAGTCGGTAGAATCTGTTTCAATACCTAACGCATAATCGGTGTTATTTTGTAGGTAAATTGGATGGTCAAATGTGAATCTAGTTGGAGATACTGAATCTAGAGTCTGTCCATCTTGTGGGTCAACAGAAACACCCATTCTAATTGCAGGTGTATCAATCTCAATAACAGGCTCGATTACTGCTTCTCTGCTAATAGACCCATTAGGTCTTAGAATAATAGAAGGTGCATCAGTATATCCAGACCCCTCTAGAAGGATAGAGGTATCAAATACTTCACCATTTGAGATGAATACGTTTGCTGTTGCAACACTACCACCAGGAAGTTGTGGACTTTGAATAACTAGTGTCGCTGAATCATACCCTTCACCGTAGTCAGTGATATTGAGAGCAACAATTCTGCCAGAATCCTTGGCAATAGTTACTGTTAAACTAGTATTGTCTAGTGTGTTTTGAGTAATCAATGATGGAATCGCTAGATTCTCATTCTGTTGGAATGGCGACCCATCCAAACTTGTGTAGTTAGAAAGGACTAGAGTGTAAACTTGGTCGTTGTTAACTCTTACAGTATTCTGTAGAGTTGGTAGAAGTTGATTGCCATTCTGGTCAATGACTTCTTTAACCACACCCTTAACACCTGAGTTGAAACCAGAGATTGTTTCTCCAATCAACAAATCAAGACTTCCACTAGTGTAAATCTTTAGGTAAGTATCTGAAGACTTGACAACTTCTGTGCCTGGGACGATGTATGTGCCTGGTTTGCCAGAGTTTGTATCAGACAAGTATACTCTGATAGGTAGTGAAGAGCTCTTCTCTGCAAAGAAGAGGTCAACACCAGTAACAAAACAACCACCATCCATATTCTCAACACGGAATGTTTGAGATAGTGGACTTGGTTTTGCTTGTGTTGATGCATTATCAATAAACTGAATACCTTCAGCACCTTTCAAGAATGCAGGAATCGTTGAGATAATTGCAGATGGTTGATTGGGGAAAGTACCAGTAGCGTAATACTTACACTCAGCAAAACTATCTACACTAGAATCATTAGCATCTTCATCACTTGTAGTAAATCTAATTGTCTTGATGCCAGTGGTGAAGTTTAATTCTTCTCCTTCAGACTCATATGCAACACTATTAATGTCACCTGGCCAAGTAGCATTTTGTAATGGAGCAGGACCTGCAGGGAAAATCAAGAGACCACTAGCATCACCGTTAGCATCAGACTTAATTGCTGACCCATCAGCGTTTACACCAAATGGACCTAATGAGTTAGCAGGAATACCAGTGAATCTGACATCCTGACAGATGTAACGAGATACACTTCTACCATCAATAAAAGCATAGAATTTTGTATTGGGTTTAAGTCTTCTTAGAGTAAACTTGATTGCTTTCGACCTAGCATATAGTTGTAAGGAAGAAGCAACCGTGCTATTACCATTGTTTACAGTAGTAATGCCTTTTCCAACTTCATTATTCTGTGGACTAATATTCGATGAAGTTGAGATTGTTGCTGCTACAACATTTGCTTCGGTATTGGTTGTAATATCATTCAAAGAGCTGATATTAAAGAATGCTCTATTCGTGCCAACCCAGTTAGTAATGTAGAAGTTATTGAGACTTGCATAACCTTCTCTAGCATCTGTCTTGTTGACAAACACAGAGAATACCTTAGTATCATTATTCAGGATATTTGGTGTTTGGGTATTATCATACCAGTGGTCAATGTTTGGTGAAATAGAAGCGTCACCAACATACTGGACAACTACAAATGGGTTTGGATTAATCTTACCATCTGCGGTTGCAAACTTATTAGAAACAAAGTCTTGTGTTGCATATGGGAGAGTTAAGACGTGACCAGTCTTTTCATAACCAGCAACAGACCTTTCCTGATTAGTAGTAGAAATTTCTCTTAGACCGTAAGAATTCTCTACAGTAGGAGCAGTTAATACAGACTGTTGAGTATCAATAGAGCACTTGTAGTCAAACGACTTCAAGTTACCAATCGCATGATTCTCAAAGTTGTCTACAATGATACCAGACTTGAATCTGTCTAGACCGATATCATCTTTGATTTGTGTATTGAATGTCTGCTGCTCAAGAATACTTAAAGTGGTGTAATACTCTAAACGCTCAACACGCTTCTCCAACTTACCGATGTCACGCATCGTATAACGACGATTATCGACAGGTGTTACACGAATATCTTTGACATTCTCCGTATATGCAGGAATGAAGAGATAGTATAGAGCAATCGCATCATCAGGAGATTCTGGTTTGGATGGATTGAGAGAAGAATTGCCCTTCTTGACGATAAAGTTTCCTTTCTTATTGAGGAAGACGCCATCAATTCTATCGAGATACTGCTTACTATTAAATCCGAAAGTGAATTCTAGATTATCGTCGTGTGCAGGTGTAGCAGAAGGAATACCACCAGACCCATTGAATGAAACAGTATTGTTGCTAGACAACAAAGACTTATTCTGGAATCCAGTGATAAGTGAATTTACATCAACCTTAGGACGGAAGTCAACCAAGTCTGCAAGATAAACTCTACCTAGAGAAGGAGAGTTGAAGTATGGAATATCTGTAGATGGGACACCAGTTAGTAGATATGAATCAACTGTGCAGAAATCACCAGCAGAATGCTCGAAGTAATCGAATACGATAACTACTTGACCAGTAGGAGCATCAAAACCTGGCTTCAATACCAATCGTGCAACATCATAGAATGTATCACGTTGACCATCATCGAAAGTAAATCTTTCAGTTACGTCGTAACCTTCAATTACATTGTTTTGGTCATCTAGAGTAGGTGGATTGGATACAGACCCCTCAAACACTTTGATATCAGTGCCATAGGTGCCAAATGCATCTGCATATGAGACTACATCAGCAGTCTTTGCATCATAGTCATATCCTCTGAAAGGAATTACTTTATCGCCAGATGATACGACAACGATTCTTTTGTTTCTAATAGCAGTTTTGGTTTTTGGTGATGCCTTAGTAACTTCAATAGTTGCAGTTAGTTTCAAGACAACGTTTGACGCCGAAGATGCATCACTTCTGAAAGTTAGATTGTCTAGGGTAATAGAAACACCACCAGAAGACAAGGCAGATACTTGGTCTCCTGTGATATACATGATATCACCATTCTCTAAACCAGTATCAGAGTTTCCTTTATCTAATACTGTGAGCAAGAAGTTGCTTTCTCTGAAATCAATGAATTGCTGTGTGCCAAATTTTAATTGGGCAGAGAACGTAATCTGACCACCAGAAGTAGAAGATGTAGTAATGAAATCTCTACGAATATAATATTTAATCTTGGTATCATCGCTATCTTCAATCAAACTGCTAGCAGACTTGAATCCTAGTGGGAATAGAAGAGAAGAGTTTTCTGGACTTGTAATCTTACTTCTCTTTCTAACAATAGTTGCATTAACAACGTCTTCTTTCAAAGCAGTGTCTAGATAAATTTGTCCTCTTACCAATCCACTTGGAGGAGTGACCAATTCTACAATGTTTCTCCTCAATGCTCCAGTTGAGTCAATAAACTCAATGACATCTCCAGGAAGCAAATCAACAGTAGGATTGCCAGAGAATGCTAGACAAGTAATAAATTTCTTACCAGCAGACCCTTCAAAAGTAGATGCCGTTACATCCTTACTTGTAGCATATGCACCGTTGAATGACTCAACGTCGGCAGTAAACTTATTGATTTCACCATCACCAAACTCTGAGAATAGTGACTTGACACTTTCATTAGTGTAAGTCATCACAGTATTCTTAAACAATACCGCTTTTACAACTGCAGAGGTTGGTGGAGTGCCAGCATCAAAACTAACTACAACCGATGGCGTCGAAACATACTCATCACTCAATGCTTTACGGTCTTGAATCTCAATATTAATTACTTGACCACCAACAATTACTGGTTTAACAACAGATACGTCAAATAACTTGCCGCCAATACTTAATGGTTTTGTTGAAGCAGCAGAAGTTGTTTGAGTATATTGAGACCCTCTCTTAGTAACAATAAAGTGTGAGATGGTATTTTCTTTAGCAATTCTTAAGACATTACCAGCTTCATCAACAATTGTTTCTCCACCTCTAAATGTGCCAGAAATCATTCTGACATGTAAAGTGTTAAAAGATGAATATGATGAATCTGGTGACCCTTCAATAACTGCGTATGCACCACTAGTTTGACCAGTGATGTAGTTGCCTGCAGCATACCCAGTTGTTACTGGAGAATCTAACACCAGTTTTGTAAAGAAAACTGGATTGAAATATTCCATCTTGAAGATGGAGTTGTAGATAGGATTGCCAGCAGCATCTCTACCTTTAGATAAAATCTTGTCAGTCTCTTGGTTAAAACCAGCACCTCTTTCTAGAAGAGAAATATTCTTTGGTTTGCAAATACCAATGACAGGAGTAATAATCTCGCTGTAATCTACCACTTCGCCGTATGGGAAGATTAGATTGCTAGCAGAAACAGGGACCGTGAGGATAATGTTGCCACTAGCAGTAGACCCAGGATCTGACGCAATCTCATACTCGAAATACTTAGATGCTAACGCATTTGCTAATACTACTGCACCTGTAGTGTTATATGTGCTAGGAATAGCACCTGCAACAGTAATAGTATTACCAGCAACTAGACCGTGGTCTGTAACTGTAGTAACTTTAGCAATATACTTATTGACACCACCTTCTACTCTGACTTCATACTGCAAGTCAGAAACTTGGACTTGGGTGCCACTCTCTTGGAAATAATAGTTTTGTGCGCGGAAATCGCCATCGTCTGTGGGGTTACCCTGAGACCTAGTGAATAGTTGTCTTCTCTTTACATCAGCACCAGATGAATTACCTAAAGCAAGAGGAATGAAGTCTGCATTATCAAATTCTAGGAATTTAGATTCTAAATCTCTCTTATTACCCAATACAGTCAATTCGAGATAGATTTCTCCGCCAATATCATCTGGTCTGGTTAATTGAGAAAAACCAATGACATCTACATAGTCAACTGCTGTGCCAGCAAGACTCTCAGCAAGGTCTGATACATACCACAATCTAGTGCCTAGGATGGCGCTGTAATCGAGTGCAGGAGACTTTGCTTTGACGTAGATAGTCTTTACGCCATAATCATGTATTAAATTTGTTTTTGCAGAAGACTTGAGTGCTTCCCCTCTTCTACCAAGAGTTTTTCTTGTGCCAGAATCACCATTGTATCCAAGATATCCATCATTGAATAATCTCGAAAAATATACAGTTGGGTAGGATGATAATTGTGTGCCCTCAGAGTTTAGAGGAATAGTGCCATACAAATTGGTGATGTTGAATGATGGCAACCCATATGTTTTAATCTTATTGTTTTCTTTGACTAAAACATCTCTTGCTTTATCAACCTCAAGGAATTTAGTTTCCTTATTGATAATTTCATAACCTCTGACATACGCTTTACCAGACCCAATACCAGATACTAGTTTTGCCTCGGCATCTTCTTCGGACAATCCTTGTGGACCTACAGTGCCATCAACTCTAGATGGATACAGACCTTGGTTTCCAGACCTTTGCCAGTATTCTCTTAATTCAATTGGGAAGTTATCTACAACGTAATCGCCAGACTCATCATAGGTCCTTCTAGCGAGTGTATCTTCTAATACGTTGTATTCTTTCTTATTGACTTTCTTCTGAATTACACCGAGTCTTAGGGTGAGTAACTCAATAAAGTTATCACCTGTGTCAGCATCTAACTCAAGTGCTTTTAGGTTTAGATTAATTTGTAATCTGTGTGCTCCAGGAGCAGCAAAGTTTGATGACCCTCTAGCATTGTCATAGAGAGTGATATCTTTTTCTGGAGTGATTAACTCTTCTTCAATCTCAAAACCAACTTTTGCGGATGGTTGAGAATAGTACTTATCAACAACTAATAGACTTTCTGCACACTGCACAAAGAATCCATTAACAAAGTAAATACCTGTTTCTACTTTAACAGCAGAAGCGTATCCCATTGCAGGACTATCAATTAGTGTTGCTTCTAGAGTATCTGGATTTACACTAGTGATAGAAGATGGCAAAGAACTACCGTCAGTGCCAACAGTCAGAATCGGACTATTGGCGATATTTACTTCTAATTCTTCACCCTGTCTGAATGTAGATTCACTATCATTACCACCACTGATATAATTGACAAAAATGGTATCAGATTCTGTCTCTGACCCATATGCTGCCTCAATTACAATCGCCTGTACACCAGAAGTTAATCCAGTGAGGGTGTAACCGATGAGGTCTTTAATGTCATACTTATTAAATACGACTTCCCCACCCACATTCTCAGCAACCTCGGAAACAGAGGCAAGTTTTACATAGTTGAGTCTGTTGTTAAACGAGACTTCACCAGGAATGACCTGTTGCCCCTGTTTGAATTGGTATTTTCCGAATTGCTCAATCTGATTCTGTAGAATCGATTGTAGTGTAGTTAACTCCCTAGACTGAATAGAGTATCCTGGTCTAAAAAGGACTTTGTAAAAGTTTTTAGACGCATCAAAATCGTCATTATACTCTTTGGTATTTAAGTTGGTATTTTGTGGCATCTCTACTCAAAGTGACAGGTTTTATAATGAGAAAAAGATATCAGAATTCAATGACTAGTTTGATATCTTCGATTTGGTCGGGAGCACGGGTAATTAGTCTTCTGTTTTCAACATAAACAATTTCACCTGTATTTTTAGCAAGCTCGGGGACTGCAAGACCATTAACAAAAGTTAGACCAAGTAGAGGAAGAGTTGCACCACCAGTTGAATAACCAGTTTCTACAGCACCATCGATTAGTGAAGTTTTACCAGTCACTAGTTTTGCTGCATCAGAAACAAATGCTCTTACAACACCGTTATCAGTATGTAGGTCAGAGCTCTGGAAGTATTTTAGCGTGCCTGAAGTTGGGGTTTGACCTGCTGCCACTTCATCCCAAACCCAAGAAACTACAGTGCCTCTAGCAAACTCACCAGCAGCAACTTCTTGCTCAACAATTTCGTCAGGTTGGAATGACCCGCTAACATTGTTTAGTTTAACTGCATAGATTGCACTGATTGTGTCCTGAGTTGCAAAATCAGTAGATGGTGCAGGGAGTCTAGGATTCTTGATAATGCCAATTCTACGGAAATCGTTGTCTACAGGGAAGTCGCCTTGACCTTCTGCGTATGTCAAACGAATGTTTGCCATAATTCTCTTAGCGAGAAGCTCAACGATTGCATCAGCACCATGACCGCCTTGTGGTGGGACGATAACTTCGACATCACCAGATGCGTTTGCAGAAACAGAGAATGGTGTGGTTAGAGATGCTTCCTCATAGAGGTAACCATTCTTAATTAACACATTTGCATATGTGTAACCACTACCACTGATATTTACTCTAGCACCTGCATTGTCCACCAAATATGCAGTGGTGATTTGACCATTGGAATCAGTTTCTAAACGGACAAGACCATTTGCACCGTCACCTAGAATAGGTGTGTAGATAACTTCACTGGCAGGTAAGTTGCTACCGTTGTCTCTGACAACAATAGTCGTAATAGAACCTGCTTGTGATGCTGCTAGTGTAGTAACAGTAGAATCCTCAACGATAGGCATGAAGTCAGTCGAGAGGAATCTCAACACATCATTTGTTGGAATGGTGTAGAGATACTTCCAGATATAACCGTTAGTTACATCAGGATACTCAGTGAAGATGCCATTTGCTGAGTCATATACGCCTTCGCCAGTAGGACCAGGATTTCTCTTAGGCTCTAGAGATGCATTAGCGCCATCTGGAGTTGCTGGTGTTACACCATTGTAGAGGCACTTGAATACTTCGTAGTTGTTGTTAACAACGTAGTATTGTGCATTTCCTAGAGATTCTGCAGGAGTTAGTGAACCTGCACCATCAGGGTCAACCTGTGCTGCTCTTGCATAAGAGTAGTCAGGTCTCCACATGTCATACTTAGGATTGACAGTTGGATTCCAGTTGAATCTTCTGACAACTGCTCTTACTTGGTCTTGTCCAATTCTCTTAAGAGCAATCATGTCATCATGAATGCTTCTCTCTTCTTCGTCATTATCTGCTGGACGAAGAGGCACTTCGTCAGTCGCATATCTGTAAACCGCCGCATATGCTGTAGCATTAGAGGAATCACCTCTAATCTGACTACCAATACCAGGGACTGCTGCAATGTTAGGGAAAACACCAGATAGAAGAATACTATTTGGGTAAACTGCCTCAACAGTTGCTCGGAATGGAGAGTTTGCTGCAGTGATACCACTACCAGTGACATAAACTGTTTCACCTAGCGTGAAGTTACCTACTACTGAGTAGATTTCTAGATATGCATTCCACCTTTGGGGACGACCTACGAAGAAGTAGGATTTAGTTCTTTCGTCAGAAGTTGCTTCAGTGCCAGTTGCGCCTTCAGATAAAGACTCTAAAAACTGTTTAGCATTAAAGATTCTGAATTTTTCAGAAATGATGGCGGCCATAGTTTTCCCTTATTGTATTATTTCTGGTAATTCCGAGTTATTTATATTTATACTGATTAGACCAAACTTCTCAAGTAGTCACCTGCATTGTGAGATTGTGGTGTGGTGCCATCAATACCTCTAGTAACGCCAGTAAATCTATCACCACCTGCAACACCAGTGTAAGATACTACTTCATTCCCAATTAATAATTTGCCTGAAGATGGGAATCTATTGACAACTCCAGTTGGGACATAAACAATAGTGGCAGTGTCAGTCAATGCCGAGTCTAAAAGAGCACCATATTCATTGATAGTTGGCCAATGCAACTGCCAATGAGCACCATTAGCACCTAGAGAAGACTCACTCCTATCGGCAAAATCACCAATAGTGATAGTTGGATAATAAATCTCCATTTCTTGGAGAGTATTCTGACCACTAATCGGCAGACCATTGTATGTTGCAATACCTAAATCTTGACTAAACTTGATATTTTCGTATACGGAGAATCTGTTACCAAGTTGAGCGAATTCATACTTATCTGCATCAACACCACTGCTGAATACGTCACATGCACCAAAGTCAACTTCAACCGTGACAAGTTTAGTGATTTGGTTGATACTACTGACATCAAATTCAGTTGAGATTCTAGAAGTCCTCTGGAATTCAACAACAGAAGACATGCTGACAACATTAACAGATGCATCAATAATAGAAACAATTTCTATTTGTCTGTCAATAGTTACATCAATAGCAGGAGGTGTGATAATGAGAGTGGGCTCAACCTCAATACTCTGATACTTAACATCAATGACTGTATTGATATCTGGGACCAACTTGGACCCGATATCAAGCAAGAACCATGATGTAATAGAGAAGTTAGATGTAATCTTAGGTTCGAGGAATAAATCAGTCCTAGTTTCAACTACCTTGTCAGAAGCACGGAAAATATCGTATCCTCGTGTAATGTAAACTCTAGGAGGGGCAGAATATTCACTACCTCTACTAGTTAACACAACATCAATAACTTCACCACGGTCCATAACAACATGACCAGATGCACCACCACCAGTTACAGGACCAGTAATGTTACCATATTCATCCCTTGGTGGTTGTGGGACAAAGACTAGTTTTGGTGTTTCTCTATAACCAAAAGCATTTGGTTGGATATTTAGAGGATTTGTTACAATTGTTGATTGGTTTGGATTGATAGTGTTGATGTATTCACCAGAGCGGAGCAATACTCTATTCGTGTAATTTAAGAATATCAGACCATTCCTTGTGCTTACAACTTTAGGAATAATGATACCATCAGAGACTGCGAATGCATACTCTGCATAGTTTCTTTGATTCCATGTAATAGAAGCAACTTTACCATCATCTAACTGTGCTAATACACTAAGACCAATACCAGCAATCTGACCATTATAATCAGTAACACCAACTTCTGCCCAGTGATTATCTTTAATTAAGTCTTGTCTTCTATGTCCTACTTTTTTAAGAATTTCAGGAATAAGAAGGACTTCACGATATTCATCTTCACCATCGACTTTAATTTTGTCACCGACATTAATATTATTTTTATATGCTGGCGTCAACTCCGTGCCAAACATCCATCCTGCTTTAGTTTTGAATACTAATTCATTTCTTTCATCATCTTCTTTATAGTCACTGAAAGATGTAATTTCATCAGCATCAATAGTAAACTCATTGACAGCATACTTATAATTTGATAGTTTAATTGGATATAGTGGGTCAATCTTAAAGTTTTGCTGCTTAAAGATAATTCTTAATGTAGGATTGCCTTGTCCATCAGTGCTAGCAAATGCATTTAGAATTTCACCAACAGTAAACCACTCACCAAGAGAGTTTCCTTGATATACAGTATTGTATTGAGATAACTGCTCGTTACTGATGAATGCAGAAGATAACAAATCAACAGTGTTGAAGAATTTATTACTCTCAAAATTATAGAAAGTTAGTTTTCTTTCTGTTTCACGACCGAAGACATATAAGATATTAATAATTTGTCCTGGTCTTGGAGGCTCGGCAAATGTAATCGTTGACCCAGTAACGGTGTATGCACGATTTCTGATTTGTAAGACACCTTCAATAAAGACTAAGATTGTTCTGTCATTATTGACTGTAACTGTCTGATTGCCAAGGACAGTCCTCATGATAAATGGACCTTTCTTGACACCATTATATAAATCTGTCTCTAGATAGATTCTCTCATAACTACCAATGCCATATGCAAAGAATCTAGTATAATTGACATCATCAAGTCTTCTAGGAGCATCGATGAATACAATGTCATTAGGCACTACAGTCCTATCAATATAATAAGATGCGAAGGCAGGAATCAAAGGAGTCATCTTATTTTCTTGGATGACACCATCTAGAGATACCAATAGATTTTCCTTTGCTTCTAAAATGACATCAGTGCCATCTTCATAGTATAATGGGAATCTAGTAGTTACTCCATCAAACTGCTCTTGGATATTTTTAATCTTTCTATAATATTGGTTATTGAGAGCATCATTCTTAAATCTAATTAATCTACCAACCAGTTTCTGTGGCTCGATGTCTTGATTATTTGCTCTTCTTGGTCCAAGAGGTGGAATAGCAAATGTAATAGTAGACCCAGATACGCTGAATGCTACACCAGGCTCTTGCACAACACCATCCAAAGTGATGAATAGATTATGCTCATTTGCTACATTGAGAATACCAGACCCAGGTAAGACCATATTAAATGTCCTGGTGCCGACAATGTTACCCGCTTCGTCAAAATCTCCATCAAATGGTTGTTGCAATTCAAACTGATATGAAAGTAACTCAGTAGTGTCGATGCCAGACACCAATACACTACCTTTACCTCTCTTAACGTTAGTATCGCTGACAGTGATAGTAGATTGTGTGAGTTGCTGTCTAGTGCTCTGAATAGTGACCTTGTTTTTCTCAGGGTCCCATAGATTGATAACACTGATATTCTCAATTGCTCTTTGAGATGATGGCATCTCAGTAGTTGCTTTTGCTTCAATAGCAACTTCACCAAACATCTTGAATCCAGCTGGGTGGACAGTTTGCTTAACCAGCTTTTTCCAGATGTTAATAGGACTCTTAGATTTTACAACATAAGAATAGTCCTGATAGAAGTAAGAATCTGCTAACTTCTGTGTATATGCAGATGGTTGTCCTCTATTTGTGTCAAAATAACCAGCATTGTCAAAATATGACTTAATATCAGTATTGAATAGTGTAAAATAGACGTTTGTCACATCTACACTCTTATTCAACAGAGTGCCAGTAACAGGAAGACCAGATTTAAACTCACCAATCACATTTTTAACTTTCAAGAAGTTTTTCCTTGGGTCATAACCGTCTTTTGCTAGTTGACCCTCAGCAATCAAGAATCCACCTTCGTACTGCTTGATAATCTCACCATTTAAGAAATTCTTATCATCTAGATTTGTTACCTGTAAAATTTGATGAGAAGTGAATAGAGAAGATACTGTTGTATCACTATAGTAAGAAGTGCCATTATATGTAACTTTAACATTACTTGGGACGCCAATATTTCTACTACCATAGAAAACATCCACATCAGTTTCAATAACGTAAACTAGGGGAAGACTATTAAAAGTATAATCTTGTAATAGTTTGATTGCAATAATTTCGCCACTAGGACCAACAACAATATCAAAATTTAGATAAACATCTTCACCATTGTCAACTATTGCAATTTTTGGTTTAGAATAACCTTTACCTGCAGTAGCAATTGAGATAGAGATAATTTTATTGGTGTCACTATCATAATTAAGTAATGGCTCGCAAATATTCTCTAATGCGGGTGCAATACCAAAAACATTAGGAATTTTCTTATATTCTTTTCCTGTATTTACGATTCTAGTCGCATCAATTTCGCCACGGGCAAAAATAGACGTAGTTGTGTATAAAAATGTGCCAGACCCATCATATGCAGGAGTAGAGTCTAAATCATACGCAAATGATAGAGGAGAAACATAATTTACGGTTTTTTCTCCTTGTAGTGGGTCATCCACTAAAGATAAGTAACTATCATCAGAAGTTGCTACGCCTGCCTTATCAAAGTAGTAATAATTTGTAAAATCAATTTGTTTCTTTTCAGTATAGGTATTTGATGGAGAAGCATCACCAAAACCAAATCTAACAGAAACAAAAGATGTATTTTCGTCACCTGTGCCAGGGACTAGATTACCCTTGATTGCTTCTGTAGTAATGATGTTTTTATTTCTACTTGGAGAGAATTCTAAGAAAGACCCACCCATTGAAGGGTCACTAGTGATAAACTTATAACGATAGAATTTTTGGACAGAAATAATTGGATTTGGTGTCCATGGTCCAGAATTATTGTCTTTCGAGAATTCAAACTTAAATGCTGGTGCAGAAACTACAGTATCTACAACAACTTGCTTGGAAGGAGCACCATCATCAGTAAAAGATGAGTTAAATGTAATTGCTTCGATAGACTCTAGTGATTGGTCTAAATTGTAGGTAACTGTTAGCTCTTGTTTGTCAGCATCATAGTATTTTACAAATGGACTGCTGTTATTACCGCCAATTTGTGTGCCTTCAATAAACTTATACTGACCAGTTGCAAATGTTACTGCATTGCCATCAAAATGATTAGCTCTGGTGGTATTTTCTACACCACGCAACACAGTTACACTATTGCCAGAAATAGAAGTTACTTTTAACCTTTCTTTGTTAATTTTTAGAATATCATCAACAGAAATGTCGGATACGTCAGCAACTTTAACTACAGTATCATTAATACCTAAACCAACATGACCAACTTCAACGAAAAGATATGACTGACTCAAAGACCCTGCAAATCTACTCAAGTCTGCATCAGCAACTGCAAGAATATCACCAATTTGATATGCAGACCCTTTAGTAGTGATAGCAACGTTTACTACAGTATTGTTAGTTACTGTGATAGTTGCTTTAGCATTGCCCTCTGCACCAGGAGCACCAACAAATGCGTCTGCAGCATCGACAATGAATCCAGAGGCATTTCGTGTGCGAGTTTGGTCAGCAAAAATTAATTCTACATCTTGATAAACACCATCAGTGTAATCTGCACCACCATTTAATAGTTTTGTTACACCAATACCAGTATCTGAAATAGTAGTATTGATTTGTGGTGCAAATAATCTTACCGTTTGGTAAATTCTACGTCTTACATGGTAATCTGTGGTAGTTTGTGCGTCATCGGGAATAATGTCTACAGTTACCTTATCACCTAAAGTTACACTATGCTCATCACTAGTAGTTACGAGACCAATATTGTCATTTAATTCAAAAATCTCTACATTCTTACTTAACTCATCAACTTGTGAAATACGAGCACCTACAGTATCATCGATATTTGCACTACGAAGATAAAAATCATTAGATGCGATGAAATCGCCATCATCGACTCTTACTTTTACGGTGTTGCCAGCAATGACTCTTTCTAAGATGAGACCTCTACCAATTTCACTGGTAGCAACAACACCAAACGAAGATACAGTATCAAGAGATAAGGCAGCGCCGCCAGCAGTTGCAGCAATCTGGAAACTGTTGGCAGTTGAGTTGATTACATAGTAGATAGTATCTGCTGTAATTCCACTTCCTGTCTGAGGGAATACAATACCATCACCATCTTCAAATGGATTTGATGCTACACGGAGTGTATCGTTAGTAATCGACAATACAGTAACTTCACTGCCATTTGTAAAACGAATAACAGTATTTTCGGTGTAGAATGACTCTGTATCTACGATTAGATTTAGAATTCTTAAATTAGAATTTAATTTGTTTACAGTATCAAATACACCAGAGACATTTCTCAAAACAAAGTCATTTGATGACAAAACATCACCTACAACTTCACCACTTGCATTTGTGCCTTCTTGTGTAATGATTGACTTGTCAAAGAAGTAAACAGGATTCTTTGATGTAATTTTTACTGCTTTTGTCTCAGTAGACTCAATAGAAGAAATACTCTTACCTTTGAGTGATGCAACATCAGACACCAACCCACTTCCGCCAGTATTTCTGTTGTCAATAAAGACTCTATTACCAACTGCAAAGTTGGCAGGAGAAGATTCGACTAGACTGGAGGTAACTGTGCCTTCTCTTGTAGTTTCAATTACAGCAGAAGATGCAACACCATTATTTGGTGTGATTGAGGTCTTTAAACGTCTTGCTTTTGATGGGACGTTAAGTTGATTAATAGCAGAGTTGTAATTAGACTCAACTGGGATAGAATAGAATCTTTCGCCTAAGATATATGGGAATACTGGGGTGCCACCTGCGCTTACAGTGAGGAAGTAAGCATATACGCCATTTGGATAGTCTGGTGTTACACAATAACGACCATTATTTTCATCTAAACTACCAAAACGATGCTGATAGTAATAATCAGCAATAAAAGTCCCTACAGGATAAGTTGCCTCATCTGGACCATCAGAATCACGTCTATTCTTGATTCTCCAACTTGTTAGCATTCTATCAATGCCAGATGTTGGGTCTAGAGGGTCACTGTATCCATATGGACCATAAATTGGGTTTCCATCATATGCATAACCAAGAATTGGAGAGTGAGCACTAGAATTGGTGTCACCGAGGTCTGTTCTTAGTTGTTGTGGGTTTCCTAGGTGTGCATAACCATATCCAAAGGATTTTGTGAAATTCTCAAACAATGCGCCGTTTTCTGCGTCTTTTGCTGTAACTTCAAAGCGATTCTTCTTCCAACGCTTCACAGAAGCAGTAGCTTCGGCACCTTTGCCAACAGCAACGACTTCTACGGTCACATTTGCTTGTGTGTAGAATTTACCTTCGGCAATTTTGTTAAATCCGATTAGTTTACCTTCATTAGATACGATAGAAGTGTATTCTGCTAATCTACCGCTTCCAAGAGAGTCTCTAATGATAATTAGAGGTGGTGATGAGTAATATTCACCTGGGTCAACAATTGTGAGTTGAGTTACCTTATCTTTAGTGACCGTTGCCGTAACAATTGCGCCGCGACCAGAAGTAACAGTAACTGCTGGGTTTGAATTGTAGTTTTGACCAGGATTTATAACATCAATACGCTCAACAACCTCACCAGAGAGAATTGCTTTGCCAACTGCTTCCTTATCACCATCAATTAGCACAAAAGGTGCTGCTTTGTATCCACTGCCCTTTTCAGTGACCGTAAAACTCTCTACACCACCGAATACAACGTCATTTGAGTCGTAATCCTTATAACCATAAGCAACAACGCCATTTAGAAAGATACCAATATCTCTAGTTGGTGTTGGATACAATTCTGTGTTTCTAATTGACTCTTTACGAATCAATTTAAGGAATTTTTGGTCTCTTGGTGTTAAATTAGCAAAAGTGCCAATACTATAAGAGGGAAGACCTGAAGAAGCAATGTAATAGTATTGCTCATCCTCATAAATCGCTTGGACATCAGTTAATACCTCACTCAATCCTGAAATAGAGCTCTTAGAGATGGTATCGTTGACTTTCCATCTCACATCAGATTGTGACTTGTCATAAATGACGGTATTTCTTGTTTCAAAACCAGAATCACTGATTTGGACTTCATCGCCCTCAGTAGAATATGGATTTGCAGCAGAAACATTAAGATTGTATAGAATGCCGTAGCAAACAAACCTTACGGTGTATTCTACACCATTTTCTTCGTAGGTAGCACTGAGGTTAGCATAGTTATACACTGGAGTGTTGACTGGATAGTCACCATTTCCGTTTCTACCCTCAATTACAAACTGATTGACGTTTTTGTCCTTATATGTAAACGTCTCACCACCGATTTCAATCTGTCCCTTCTCGGTTTTCCACCCAGTGGTCGAAAATACATCAATTCTGCCATCAGTGTTAGCAGAAGGCAGCAATCTGCTTGTCAAAAACGTTTTTTGTGCTACAGCAAATTCACCAACAATGGTTTCTGGTGCTAGAGCGACTTCATAGATGCTCTCGCCATCAAAATTGCCTAAAAAGTTGACATTATCAATCGTAGCAAAAGCATTACCAACATTTACGTTGAATGTATCCTCTTCTTGACGCAAAATTTGACCAATTGCCTTATTTGCGTCTCCTGATAAGACTTTTACTCTTAGAGCAAACTTATTAATCCAGTCAGAAGTAGATGCCTTGAGTGTATTCTCCTTAGGATAGTAAATTGAAGGAATATCTTCAGCATCCTGAGCAACAATCGAGTTGAAGATAAACTTGATTGACTGGTCGGTGCCTTTTGCTCTATAAAACTGTTTAATGTTTTTGATTAGAGTCCTTTTGTCAACTTCTGGTTTGAGTGACTCTTCTGGGAAGGACGCTAGGTATTGCGTTTCGTAATTTTTAACAAACGCATATAAAAAAAGGTTACTGATGTTATAAACGGTTGCACCATTCAAGTGGTCAGCACCATTTCCATAGTCACCTTGCTTCCAGGTAGACTCATGATACAAATCACCAAGTTTTGTAGTGCCAGAAACGTTTCTGATGCAATTTTCTAGAGTAGTGTCAGTTTTTGACTCGTAGAAAATGACTTCATCGTCAATTAAGACGTAACCATCGGTTTCTGGAAAACCATCTGATGCTTCAATCTGAATAGTAGTATCATTAGCAGCAATATTAGCAGTACATGACGTAAATTCAGATAGTAGACCCTTTTCATAGGTGTCAATATCTGAATATTGCGTCAAATTCTGAATAATGTCAAGAGGTTGTCCCCTTAATTCAAGCTGCTCGTAGTATTTCTGCAAGAATGCAGAAAACTTTGGATATTCAGCGGTAATAAAGTCAGGTAATTGCTTATTGACTAACGCAGAAATTCTTTTCTTAATTGCAGCCATTTAACTACTCTTGAATAATAGTGAATTTGCTCTTGGTGATGT